TAACAGAATCCCGTTTGAGTTTTTTGGCGTTCGCGACAACACGTCATGCGTGGATAAGCCGCCATTACTTGACCTTGTTGACGTTAACTTATCGCATTACCGCACAACAGCAGATTATGAACACGGCTTGCACTTTACAGGACTTCCTACACCTGTCGTCACTGGATATTATTCAGACGATAAAAGCGCGTCACTGCGTATCGGTAGCGGCACAGCATGGCTATTACCAGACCCACAATCAAAAGCGTTTTACTTAGAGTTTACCGGTCAAGGTTTAGGTGAATTGCGTGAGGCGTTGCGCTCAAAAGAGGCAATGATGGCAACATTGGGAGCGCGTATTTTAGCACCAGAAAAACGTGCGGCTGAAGCAGCACAAACGGCAAATATTCACAGATCAAGTGAAAACAGCGTGCTTGCATCAATTGCTCAATCCATTAGTGTTGGATTAACACACGTCATGGAGTGGTTGCGCGATTGGTCAAACATTACAGGCGATGTTAAGGTTGAGTTAAACCGTGATTTCATACCAAACTCAATGACAGCTCAGGACGTGGATAGCTTAGTTAAATCTTGGCAAAGCGGTGCAATTTCGCATGAAACCCTATTTGAAAACCTTGTAGCAGGTGACATTATTGCGCAGGACACAAGTTTTGATGATGAGATGGAACGCATTGCAACACGACCTGCAACTGGTGGACTTCTATAATGGAAGAATCGGCTAACACGCAATTGCGCGATAAAACAATTGCCCACTCGATTTACTTGCAACGGTATTACAAAAACACCACCAAAGAAATCACAAAATTACTTGAAAAAGTAGAAGTTGATTTGGTGGCAAAATTGCGCTCAATGGATATGAATAGTGAGTGGAGTATTGCTAGAATTGACCAGCAATTACAGTCAGTACGGGCGATTTTAAATGAGGGTTATACGTTAGCCGGTAAAGAGTTAATTAGTGATATGCACGATGCGGCAGAATATGAGCAGGAATGGCAAATCAAAGCCGTGAATGAATCAACACCTGTTGTTTTGGATATGGTAGCCGTTGCGCCTGTGACGTTATTTGCAGCAGTAGAATCAAAACCGCTTGAAGGTAAACTAATCAAAGAATGGATTGATAAGCTAGATCAAGACAGTTACACGCGCATACAAGATGCGGTGAGAATGGGGTTAGTTGAAGGGCAATCTTACAACGACGTGGTTAAGCGCATAACAGGCACAAAAGCGTTGCAATATACCGATGGCGTGATGGCGTTAAACAAACGGCAAACGCAGGCATTGGTATCAACTGCAATGGCACACGCTACCAATACCGCGCGTGATGAGTTTTATCAAGAAAACGCGGATTTGTATAAAGGCGTTCAATGGGTAAGCACGTTAGACCAGCGCACAAGTTCAATTTGCCAAGCGCGTGATGGAAAAGTTTATCCGCTTGACACTGGCATTAGACCACCTGCGCATTTTAGATGCAGGTCGGCAATGGTTCCAATATTAAAATCATGGCAAGCGTTAGGGCTTAAAAACCCAAGCGGACGCACACGCGCAAGCATGGACGGGCAGGTTGCACAAACTGAAACATATCAATCATGGTTAAAAAAGAAACCAGCGGCATTTCAAGATGAAGTGCTTGGACAAGAAAGAGCAAAATTGTTTCGTGACGGCACTCCGCTGGACAGGTTTGTTGATGATAGCGGCCACACCTATACGCTTGATGAATTAAAAAAAATTGAAAAGTAAATGAGTATGCTGTATAAATGCGGCAAACACCTCGCCATGTGTGTTTTACTCTAGTGTCGTTGGTGTTACACCTTTCATCAACGGCACACCTTAACCAATAGCAGAGCTATTAAATCAACCCAGAGGGTTATATGTCAGAAGAATTAAGTATTGCAGAGCAAATTAAAGCCGCAGTAGAAGAAGCAACCAGCGGACTTGCAAAGAAAAATAGTGAACTTTTAGCAGAGCTGAAAGAGGCACGAAAAGGAAAACAAATAGATCCAGCGGAATTGGATAAACTACAAGAGAAAATTGACGGGTTAGAAAATCAGCTAACTGTGTCACAAAAAACAATTAAAGAACAACAAAAAGCGTTTGAGCAAACTAAAGCCGCGCTAGATTCAGAAAGTGGTTTTACATCTAAATTACTTTTAGATAATGGCTTAACCGATGCACTCGTGAAGGCTGGTGTAGCCGCTCCTTTTTTACCTGCGGTGAAAGCTATGTTATCATCTCAAGCGAAAATCGCAATTGATGGCGACACACGCAAAGCAGTTATAGGCGACAAAGATTTAAGCGCATTCGTAACTGAATGGGCGACCAGTGATGACGGAAAACATTATATTGCAGCACCACAGAATAATGGTGGTGGCGCAAGTGGTGGAAGTGGTAGCACTGGGCAACAAGTTGTAAACCGTTCAACGTTTGACGCAATGTCACACCCAGAACGCGCTAGTTTTGCAAAGAATGGCGGCAAGGTTACAGAATAGTTTAATCCTGTATTGATTGCCGTCTAAATTATTTTTTTATTATAGAAGGCAATCAAAATGGCAAATGTTTTAAACAACCTTGCAGCAGATATTTATAAAGCGGCTGACGTAGTTGGTCGTGAATTAGTTGGTTTTATCCCATCAGCCACCATTAACGGTGACGCAACAACCCGCGCTGCTAAAGGCGACACAATCCGTGCGGCATTTACTCGCACACCAAGCGTTAACACTTCATTCGCGCCTTCAATGACAATCCCCGAAGGCACAGACCAAACCGTTGACAACAAAACAATGACGCTTGACTCTTATGCGTCTGTTCAAATCCCTTGGACTGGTGAAGATATTAAGCACGTTAATAACGGTGCTGGATACGAAACCATTTATGGCGACCAAATCGCACAAGCAATCCGCGCATTGTGCAACAAAATCGAGCAAGATTTATTTGCATCAGTTTATAAAGGTGCATCACGCGCTGTTGGTACTGCTGGCACAACTCCATTTGCATCAAACTTCGAAACTATCGCGCAAGTGCGTCAAATCCTAGTTGATAATGGATGCCCAACTGATAACCAAATTACATTGGTTATGAATACAGCGGCTGGCGTTAAATTGCGCAACCTTGCGGCACTTCAACAAGTTAACACTTCAGGTAATGAAGCGTTACTTCGCCAAGGTACTTTGCTTGATTTGCAAGGCATCATGATTAAAGAATCGGCTGGCATTACTACGCACACAAAAGGCGGTGGTACTTCTTACGTTACTTCAGGTTCTACTGCTGTTGGCGTAACTGACATTGCACTTGTAACAGGTAGCGGAACAGTATTGGCTGGTGACGTTGTCACATTTGCAGCAGATACCGCTAACAAATATGTTGTTGGAACTGGCGTTGCTGCTGCTGGCACTATTTCATTAAACGCTCCGGGTGCACAAAAAGTTATTGCTACGGCAAACGCTTTAACAATTGGCGATTCTTACACACCAAGCGTTGCGTTCCATAAATCAGCAGTTGAGTTAGGTATGCGCCCACCTGCAATGCCAAACGGTGGTGATTCTGCTGTTGACGTTATGACAGTGCAAGACCCTAACAGTGGCTTAGTATTTGAAATTGCAGTTTATAAAGGTTATATGAAAACCATGCTTGAAGTGCGTTGTTTGTACGGCACTAAAGTTTGGAAACCAAATCACGTTGCTACGTTGCTTGGTTAATTTTTTTAGGGGTTCGCGTTCGTTCCTGTTCGCGTTCCCCGCCTTTATAAAAGGATTAAACCATGACTTTAATCGTTGAAGATGGCACTGGACTAGCAAACGCTGAAAGTTATGTGTCTGTTGCAGACGCTAATACATATCATTCAAAATTTGGAAATGATACTTGGACTGATTTAGATACGTCAGTAAAAGAGCAACTACTTCGCAAAGCCACAGACTACATGGTGGCGCAGTATCGTTTGCAATATGCGGGTTATCGCAGATATTCAACTCAGTCACTTGACTGGCCACGCTTATACGTTCCATTAATTGATTCATTATCGGCAAATGTATTTCCGCAATATGTGGATTTTGACATTGTGCCTACTACAGTTAAAAACGCTTGCGCTGAACTAGCATTAAAAGCCTATACAGCTATTTTGATGCAAGATTTAACACAAGGCGTTATTCGTGAAAAAGTAGACGTTATCGAAGTTGAGTATGATAAGTTTTCACCACAACAAACACGCTACGAACAAATTGACGCAATGCTTTCTGTTTTCTTTAAGCAACAAGGCAATGATATGTCGCGCTCGTTGGTAAGAACATGACACTTGATACACACGCCCGCGCTACAGCAGATAAATTGCTAGATAAGTTTGGCAAATCAATCACGCTA